AGATACACTCATTATTAAGTCAGTTTCTTGATTGTGACTATGACTGAATTAGGTATGACAGTAGTATTTCCTATTGACTCAATACTCTTACCATCATCTCCAAGTGAGTAATCACCAAACACTCTAGTAAGTCCTTTTGTTTGGCTAAGTAGGTGTCCTTTAGTTACACAGGTTGGCAGCTTCGCCTTCCTGAGCTGGTCAAACGTACTCCAACTGCTGTCGCTAATAATATCATACCACTCCACCGAGACCATAGGATATTTTTCAATCTCACTATTAATTTTTTTTGGTATACTAATTTTCTTTTTCATCTATCTCAACACTAATAATTCCTATTGAAGTAAACATGGTAGGGTTGTGTAAATGATTGAAAGCTTTTACCCATTCAGACCAATTAGCCTTTTTCAATTTGTTCAACGTGCTCTGGCTCAACTTCAATCGTTTTTGCATTGTATCCATCGATTTTTTGGTTAAGCTCTTTGAGTTTGTTTTCAAGTTCTTCACGTGACATACCCTCCAGACCTGTTACTTTAACTTCTCTCCTATCAACATAAGCACCAGCTAATTGTCCAGATCTGTATTCTGCATTGATTGCAGCAGCGTATTGATCTTTCTTTTCTGCTTTATCTGCTAGTCTATCTAATCTTTTAAATCTTCTAAGGTTGTCACCTTCATACATTTTTAATTCTTTATTAAATCTTTTATCAAAATAATTTGCGACATGTGGGTTAGACTTTCGTGATAACAATCTTGAAGCTATCGATCCATAATCATTTTCATTTTTACAAACATAACCTGCACGTTTAAGAGCTTCTGCTTGTGTAATAGATCCCCAGTCTTTGACATAAATCTCCACAAACATTTTTTGTTTAGGAGTAAGATCGTCTTCAGTTCTCAATTCTTTTTTCTTTAGACCCATATTTTTCTTTCCAATAAATTTTTCTTTCTAATCTTCTAACTCTGTATTCTAAATCAGTTATATTATAAAATAATTTTAACTTTAAAAATTGTAACCACTTAAACATACTTAGAAATTATTTTTCGTAATTTTTGGGATTGACCTTTATGTGCCTTTGACGCTTTTGATAACTTTTTTGCAACAGTTTTAAGAGTTGCAACATCCCCACCTGCATTATAACCATATTTTCTCTTTCTAACTTGTTTGTAACCTTTATCTGCTGATACAGCCATTTCTTTCAACATTAACTTTCTTTGCTGTCTTGTCAACGGTTGAATCTGCATAGTTCTACCAGCTCTGTCAGATGCATAAGCCTTACCGAAAATTATAGGTTTGTTTTTAGGTTTACTTCTTTTTGCTTTTTCAATTCGAAGTAATATTCTTCTTCTTAAACCAGGTTTTGCTTTGATGTCAGCTTTTACAGTCAATTTAGTTCCAGCGATTTTCTTTTTAAGATCTGCTTTTACTAAATTGTAAGGAACAACAGGTGTTCCTACTTTTTTAGCTCTTTTTTTCTCTTGTTTGAATTTTCTAAAGACTTTCCTAAAAGCCTCTTTGGCCATCTTTCGACCTTCTTTTGTTGCTGTGACTTTCAAACCACTCATAGCTAATTTTTTCATCATAATATTTCTACTATATAGATTATTTCATCACAAAGTAAGTCTATATAAAACTTCTGATTGCGTTCCCGCAAGAGGTGTCCCTAAGGGACACCAGAGGGACACCACAGGGACACCACTAAATCGTGCTAAAACCATTGATATAATTGACTAATATTGCTTTAGGGACAGCAGGGACACCTATTTGACCCCCTGGGGTACTTTTTTTTATTCAAGTGTCTAGATAATCTATATAGTATAATTTTCCATTGTCCGTTGGCCCGTAATCCTGTATACATATTAAGTGAATGCTAATTTCATAGTCCCACGGGGTTTTTTGTTAATTTTTGCTCGAAACATCTTTAGCTCTCCGTGGGACAAATTTTTTAGACCACCATGACTTAGCTCTTAAATTTTACTTTCGTAATTTGTAACATGATATCTCTCCTGTCCTTACTATTATCTGCAGCTCTGTAATCTCTATACAAACTTCTATATTTAACCCATTCCTTTTGTAATTCAGTAAATACAATCCTACCATCTACAAGTAATTTTTTATATTTTTCATAAATTATATCTGGATCAAATCCAGCGTACCAACAAACGTCTTCAAAGCTTTTATTTTTACTTAAGAACCAATCATGTGCATCTTTTTTAAGATAAGATTCCTGTTTACTTCCTTGCGTGGTCAATGCATCTTCAAAAGCTTGGAGCACTATGGCCTGGAATAGTCTTTGTTCCGATGAAATTTTTGGATCTACTACAGCAGCAGCCATATCAGTGCCCAAAATTTTTAACAAGTTTGGTGAATACATTTCTAAAATGCCTTTGTACCTCTCTTGGAGAACTAATGTGGGTAGTCCATTTGTAGTCCACTAAGGCATCTTCAATGAAATCTGTCCTGTCAGGGCCTTTTAATCCCTTACATAAATCTAATGAAACCTTAACTAATTCTGGATCTAATTGGGCCATAACCACGGTGTGGGAAAAGATATGGATGTGAAAATACACCGTGGTTAGGCATTCTTAACGACCAGTTTTAAACCTTTTGCCGAAGCAGCTTTTTTTCTACCTGATCGCCAACACCCCTCGACTTTATCAAGGAATGAAAGACTAAAATTTCCTAAACCAAAATCATTTCCACAATACAACTGAAACATCAGACTAGTCATCTCATCATAAGTTTTCTTATTTGGACTAATCATCACAAGCTTTTCCAGGGCCTGATCTAATGCTTCTGAACTGCTCTTTCGAACACTTTTCGACACTTATTCTCCTATTTAAAGTTAAATTAAGCTTTCGTTGTTATATGAAAATAAGGTGTTTAAAGCCCCACCTTTTCATTTAGGCTAAGGAAATACGTGATTCAATTAATACTTATTTTACCGTTGGTTGCAAGTTTAATTTTATATTAAATGCAATAGTAATTCTATTTTTAGCACTTGTGTTTACTGTTACTTCATGAAGTAAGTATGAAGGAAATAGTAAAATATCTCCATCTTTTGGTTCATGAGCAATCATTTTAGCATGTGGCATATGAGGTGGTATCATAAAATATAATTGTTCATGTGTTGCAAACTTTATATTACCTGTACCTTCGCCTTGAACATAATAAACTCCAGAAATGTCAGCGTCAGCTCTGTAATGAGTATGAAATAGGTTACCTCCACCAAAACTATTAATGTTGGTCCAATAAATAATTTCAGCAGGGATATCTGTTTTATGAAAATAATAATTTAAGTAATCCGATAAAATTAAATTCATTGGTTTAAGCAGCTCCTCTTGGCAGCTGTATCTATATGTACTCCTCCAACAGTTTTCATTAGATCCAGGCATACCTTTTGCGTCTAATTTTTTAGCTGCTAAAATTTCTTTATGTAATTTTTTATTTAAAGGTTTGTGTTCTGCGTAATTTTTTATAAAAATTTTTGTATCTTGTAATGTGATCATAATAAAAAAGGGGCTAGTCTCCCAGCCCCTTTCCAACCTGCAGGTTTACTTACCATTAAGAAGTTTATTACCTTCTTTAAGTAAATTCTCTTTCATTTTATCGTAAGGTTTGTTTTCTTTCTTTGCTATCTTCCTAACCTCTTCATCAACTAATTTAGCGATCATGCTTCCAGGTCTTCTAAAACCTGCCTTTCCCATCGCCCTTATCAGAGTGTATGATTCGATATCTACTGCACAAGATTTCCATTTGTTGATGTCCATGTTTTTCTCCTAGTGCTCTTGATATTCTTTCGACTCAAAGAAATCAAGAAGTTTTATTTTCTTTTTACTACGACCACTATTGTAGATTTTCTCAATAATGATTATGTAATCCTTGGTGCTTGTACCAGATAAGAACCAAGAAGACTTACTTTTGCAGGCATCCCTAAATCTTTTTAAATCAAAATCTGGGCATCTGTCAGCAATGATGTAGGCCATAACCATAGATCTCTTCAATCTTTTTTTAGTGTCGTCCATACCAAGAAAATATTTTTTCAAAGTATTTAACGCAGCACCAATACGATCACAATGTTCAATACCACCTGCAGGAATACTAAATTGTCCTGTTTTAAAATCAGTTGATATTCTATTCCACAATGAACATTGTTTTAAAAGTAACACTATTGCTTCTGCAACATTGATACCATATTGGTTCATCTTGTTTCTACATATTTGATAGTCTCTCTTCTGTCTCGCACAGTGATGATTCAAATATGCTTCCATGGACCAATTCTTTCTACCTGTGTTTAGTCTTGCAACATCAAGTGGGTCATCAGAATTGATTATGATGAATGGCACTTTAAGATCTAGTTCTTTCCTAGCTTGTAAAGTGTGTTGTCCATCAATTACTTCCATGTTTTGGTTTACACGAATAGGATCATATAAATCCTTTTCAGCAATTAATCTTTTCAATTGCTGCACGTGTGCTTCATCTACAGGTCTATTACCTCTAGCTTTTTTAAACTTTGAGTAATCAGTTGTCTCAAAGTATTTATTTTTTATCGCATTATTCATCTTTTCCTCCTAATATAATATTGCGTACAGTAGTCCTCCAAAAATCATCAACAAAATCTTTGGTGGGACAATTAATAAAAAAAGCAAAAAAACAAAACTAAATATCTGGTTTGTCATTTGCCCCCTTAAGTTGATCTTCAATTAGTTTTACTGCGATCTGTTCATTTATCGGATAGATAGGAATGTCTTCGAAACGCATTGAACATTGTTGAAGTGATTTCATGGCCCTTTGAAACTCATCATCTGAGTATTCAAGTGGCATGTGTCCGTTGACCGATACTAATGGAACTTGGCTAAGTATTCTCTCAACCTTCTCAACCCACTGCACGAACACTGGTGAGTCACAGTTAATTTTGGTTTTCATAGAAACCCCAATCACTGAATAGTTTAACCATTTTATCTACGCCTTCATGAAACTTTCGCATACCAGATAATTTATCTCTTACATTCATGGATCTATACTCATCACCATTTACAGTAAGTACGATATGTTTTTTAGTTTCATTAAAAGACACAGAAAATGTGTGAAGTTTTTCAACTTCTTTAGGTCTGTCTACCATCCACTCTGGTTTCAAGACCAAGGGTTCATCAATGCTTTCGGCAGCGACTGATGAGCCCTCTGTTGTTTTATCTGTTTTCATGATAACCTCTTTGTTAGTATTTTTTAAAAACATAGATTGTATATAAACATTTTAATGGGATATGCAAGGATTAAATACTATAGGATATTATGGGATTATGACAAAATTTATTTTAGTAATGTACATTTGTAGTATGGTTTCTGGCAAATGTCCTGATCATCACATACCTGGTTATTCATTTGAAACTCATGCTGCTTGTGTTGAATATGGCTATAGAGTGGCTCATGGAACATTCAAAAATTTAGGAGAAATGCAAGATTTCGAGAAAGAATACATAGAAAGCCATAGAATTGTAGTTAGATTTGACTGTAGAGCTGTAAAAGTGCAAAAACCAGTAGTTCCTCCACCTAAACCTAAAGTGACCACATAGTTGCAATGTGCACTTATTTTGATATATAATAACACATGAAGTTGTATCGAATCCAAGCAAGATGTAAAAACTTGTATTTCGATAAGATACTTGAAGCTAAGGACGATACGACTGCTCTTGAATCGTTTGCAAATGGCGTTGAATCAGGAGAAATTGTGGGCTCGGATGAAGGGTTTTACGGTGACCGTGTTCACGTAACATTTGAGGAGGTAGACAGAAATGTCTCTACAGGAACTAGTGGCGAAGAAGCTTCAGTTGGAGTCGAAGTGGGCATCCCAGGCGTTAAAACAGGGTAATGTAACACCAGACATGAAGTGGATCGACATTGAAATAAAAGATGTAAAGATCAAGATCAATGAACATGACGTTGACGTTGCAAAAACTGATCTTTTAAAAAAAGCAGGTTAAGCTTTTAAAAAAACGACTTTTCTTCCTAAGGCTTCTACGCTCTAAATTATAGAAAAAACATTTTCTTGAAGTTATACACATTGATACTAAATAATTTTTTTTAAACTTTAACCACTTTGTTGAATAGTAAACGATTTCAAAAAAGTGCTCATGGTATAATAGTAAAATAACAAAAACTAGGAGAGCAAATGTACTATTGGAACCCACAACGTTTAAAAGAGTTAAAAGAGAAGGGACATAAAATTAAGTATTATAATTATGATCCCAAACTTAAAGACCAGACGTTCGAAGAGAATGAAGATCAAGAACAAGATAAACAAGAAGATTAGCGTTTCTTCTTATAAAGTGTGTGAAGTTTTTTACCATCAAAATAATAACCCTCAATAATTTTTTTATTCTTTGGCTTCACCCCAGCTTTTTCCAATCGCAACATCGACTTTGAATGGGACTTTGAGATTTTCGATTGCATTTTCCATAACCTCCTTAACACCAACGATATCACTTTCATCATTAATAGAAAAGCATAATTCATCATGTATTTGGAGTAAAGGCTGATATCCTTTTTTATAACAATTAATCATAGCTTGTTTAGTTTGATCAGCTGCAGATCCTTGAATTAGCCTATTTAAGGCTTTGTAAGTAAAGGCCCTCCTAATATTATTCCCATAAATGGCCTTAGCCTCCTCGTAATGCATGGCTTTATTCATTCCGAAGGTAGCAGGCTCCCACATATCAAATCGGCATTTACGGCCTCCTACAGTCCGAATAAACCCATATTTTGAAGCAGAGCTAGTCACAGCTTCAGCTAATTTCTTAACAAAAGGGACTCTAGAGTGGTATTTATTTAAAAGATTATCTGCTGCATCTTTAGATATCCCTAACTCCTTAGCTAATTTGGCCTTTCCCATACCATAAAACAATCCAAGATTAATCGTTTTGGCATTAGTTCTACTTATCCCTGCCATATCTGCTACGATTTGATGAAAGTCTGCAGCTTCATTTTTATAAGCTTCAATAAACTCATCAGCACCTGTAAAAGTTTGATCAACACTTGCAGCGTAATGAGCTACTAATCTAGGCTCCTGTTGGCTATAGTCGAAAGATCCCCATTGTCTGCCCTCTTCTGGTAAAAACAAACTTCTAATTTTATCTCCGTATTCTTTATTACGAGCAGGAATTTGTTGTAAATTAGGATTTGAGTAACTTAATCTTCCAGATACTGTCCCACCTTGGTCAGATCTAAGTTGATTTATTTCTGAATGTATTCTACCTTTATGAACATAACGTTGAATGGAGTCTATGAATGTTGAATGGAATTTATTTATTTCTCTTGCTTCTCTTATTAGTTGGGCTATCGGGTTATTACAATTTACTAACCAATTTTGGGTAAAGCTTGGTTCTTCGGTTTTCGCTGTCCGTGGGTACTCGACTCCGATCCTATCAAAAACCTGAGCAACAGATCTTGCAGCCCAAATGTCTACGTCTAAAGTAGTTTCTTTTTTTATTTTACCTAAAACATCAGATTCTTTTTTCTTAAATTCTTTTTTAAGAGCTGCAGCTTTCCCCTCATCTACTCTTATACCTCTCATTCTTGTATCAATTAAAATAGGTAGCAGCTCCATCTCCATCTCCCAAACATCATTTAAACTTTGTTTAGAAATTTCTGTTTTAAAGTGCTGCCATAATCTTAAAGTTAGTCCTGCATCTTGTTCAGCATAAAAACCTACATAACCTGCAGGTAATCTCCAAAGATCTCCCTTTGCATCAATACCCCATTCTTTTGCTTTTTCATTTAAAAATGTTTCGTTTTTTATTTCACCAAGA